GGAATTAATCTTGCTGGCTAGAATTCTATTCGATTCAGTGTTTTCAAAAGCTAGTGACTTATTGTAATCAGAATGCCCATAGACTGGATGCGCCCAATAAATATTCAAATTGCCTTTAATAAGAGTCTTCGCGTAATTAGTCTTAATAGAGCCTGATTTTACCTGTTCTTTTGCAAAAAGAATTGCGCGTATTTGTTTTGAATGAATTTGTTTTTCGGGACGATAAGTAAATTTATGTTGTCTGCTGTAAGCCAGATCATAAGCGCGTTTCGATAGCTTCTTAATCATTATGCCGCTAACAGCTTCAAATACTTTAGATCGATTGCCTTTGAACATTGCGAAAAGTGCAGTTACATCATTATTGCGAACCGCTAATTCGATTGATTTTTTTGTAGCTAGTGTTTTGAATGATTTCATAACCTTGCGAGTTAAAATGTTTCGTCGATTCTGCGACTCATCAGTGCAACTGTTTATTGCATACATTTTTAATTTCCTCAGCTATCATGTAGAAGTTTTAAACCTTCTAGGTATTGCCATTGACTATCTCAAACAAGTTCTGAGGCATGCGTTATTTTTGGGGTTCTTCAATTCGTCTAATGCTTCACAGCGTTTGAACTTTCGCCAAAGTGGTTTGCTTCCACCTCAATCTCAATAAAGTTATAAGGGCCTTGATACCTTATTAGTACTTCTGACTCAAGCTCGATACCGCAACCGCGGGCTTTCACTACTTGTGGGGCCGTCTACCCTGTTTGATGATTCAAAGGTATATCAAAAATCTGGAACTGCAATAATTTATTATAATTTATTTTAAATTATTTTTCAAAGGTCTAAAAAGTGAAAAATTAATAATTTATTCGGCCTTTGCTTTTCTCCTTATATATTGTACCTTTACATAAATTATAAAAACACCAAAATTCTAAAACTTAAAAATTATGGCTAAAATTCCAAAACCTGAATGGGAACTCGCCCCCGAAGGCGTGCATAATGCAGTTTGTTGCAAGTTTATTGATTTAGGCACACAACTTACCACCTTTAAAGAAGAGGAAAAAGAAGTTCGTCAATGCCGTGTTTACTTCCACTTAGTTGATGAAAAAACTTCTAAAGGGGATAACGTAGTAGTATTCCAAAAATTCACCTACTCTGCAAGTCCAAATTCCAATTTTGCTAAAACGTTGAAGGCCTGGCTAATGGTTAAAGACCCTGCTAACTTTGATCCGTCTGATTTAATCGGCAAACCTGCTTCTATTACAATAGAGCACAATAATGGGTATGCAAACATTACAAATATTAGCGGCCTTGCAAAAGGGGTTAAGCCTAAGAAATCAAATGAGCCTTCTTACTGCTTATTTCTAACTCCTGAAGATTTCGATGCAAACGTGTTTAACGAGTTGCCTGAAAAGACTCAAGGGCTAATCGCGGACACTAAAGAGTACTTATTAGCTACTACCGCGAAAAAGAAAACTGCAAAACCTGCGGCTAAAGTTCCAGCGAAGGGAAAGAAATAAAAATTTCATTTTGTTTAAAAGATAGAAGGGCAGCTAATTTACGGCTGTCCTTTTTTATAAAGCTTATGAGTTTATTAAATATACTGCTTTCTCAAAATTTAATCACGGGGCCGATACCTGAAGGGAATACCTCTCATTCATCAATGGGAGCATTTAAAACGTTTCTACTAGGGTTAAAACAATTTAGCGGGGATGAAACCTATTTAGTATTTGGACGAGTGCTTCACGAACATTTACAATTTGTAGAGGATGAATCATTCAGGGCTGCCGACTATTCTAATTTAGTAGTCGCCGAACGACAGGCAATTTTATCTATTTGCGAAAACGTTAGAAAAAACAAAGTTCTTTTATCCCTTCTAAAAAACTCAAATCGCGAATTAAAAGAGTACGTTTTTATTAACGGTGTAAAAGTAGCAATCATTATAGACGTAGAGCAGGAAGGCACTTCTACTGTTTTAGATTGGAAATCCACGTCATGCTCCAGCGAGGGTGTGTTCATTGCAAAGGCTTTAGAATTTGATTATGTAAAGCAGGGACTTACATATAAGATAGGTAAAGGCCGTAAAAATTGTTACTTTGTAGGCCTTCAAAAACAGCCCCCGCATAATATTTACATAATGGATGTTAGAAGGTATGCTAACGAGGAACTATATGCTAAACAGGAATTAGACCTCCTTTTATATTGTTTTTCTAAGTATGGTAAAGCAATAATACCAGGTCAAACGGTTGTACCTATTAAAACAGCCGACAATAATTTAAAACAATTGAAAATGGGATCAACAAAAGGCAAAGAAGCTTTAAAAGCTATTGCAGAGCAACACAAAATTTATCAGGCCGCTATTAAGGCAGCAGCTAAGGAGGGAGTTAAACTTTCCAAATTACACGACAAGTTTCCTAAAAAGGAATTAGAAGAATATAAGGAAAAACTTGAAAAATTTGTAGTAGTTTAATCACTGGTCAAGACGCGTAGTTTTAAATAGCTGTTTTATTGGTTTAGCAGTTATTAAGAAACAGGGAGGTTATACTCCGCGCGTCTTCTAAGTATTTAATAATGGAAAATTTTAATCGGGATATTTTTGAAATTCGAGAACAGACTTTGGAACTAGTTATAAAAGCGGGTAGAAGACTGATGCACGATTTCAAACACTTGCTTGACGAAATGCCTAATGATTATAAAGGTAAACAAACCTACAGGGAAAGGGCAGAAATGTGGGAGGATATTTTCTACCCCGATAACGGGCCTAAGAATTATAGAAGCTCTATGCACCTAAGAATTATGGATTTAGAAAGGGATAATGCCAGGTTGATAAAATTGTTAGAAGATAACGGATTAGATCCTAACCTCTATTTGCCGTTTTAAATAATGAAAATTATAGTGGACACTCGTGAGCAGCTACCCGCATTTACTGGCAACGTGGTACGTAAGAAGCTGTTAGTAGGCGACTACTCAACTATTCTCCTTGAAAACTCTTTTTGTATCGAGCGAAAATCCGGTATTGATTTATACGGATCAGTGCTTCAAGGGCATGTACGATTTAGAAAAGAACTCGTAAGGGCCACAATGAATAAAATAAAACTAGTGGTATACGTTGAGTGCAGTCGAAAAGATTTTGAACTTAAAAAATTCCCCGGCGGCGCAGCAAGAAAAGTAGAAGGTAAGATTGTACTTAAAATTATCGATACTATGTTTAAAAGACACAAAGTAGAGGTTGTTTGGTCTTCAACTAGACAATTAATGATGAAAAAAATAATATTGAGATTGAAGAGAGAGGAATCTTCTATTTCTTCACTACTATAGTTTTCAACTCTGTAATAATTAATTTTTTATTACTGCTAGTCGCTTCACTGTTCCATTTCTTCGCTCCTAAAAACCATTTTCTATGCCAATAGTTGATAACAGTTAATGAAGTTTTAATAGTATCATCTATAAAAATTTGAAATCCTTTTTCAGTGTGCGCGATTCTTCCACTACCGTTATCAATATTGAAGGTACTATCTGGTTTTATAAAAGTAGAGGTAGAGTTCAAAGGTATTTCGATTTTTAAAGTTGTAGCCGATTTTAAATTGTTGAAATTATTTTTTAACGGTTTATCAAAACTTTTAAGTTCTTTCAATTGGTCATTCTTCACCAGCTTTTTAACACTTTTACTTTCTAACTCGACCGCCTCATTTTTATAAACAATCTCATTGTACTTGTTCTTATAAACTTCTAGTTCTTTAAACTTCTTTCCATTCAGTGCTACCATATTTTTAACTTGTTCCTCAGCAGCCCGCCATTTTTTATAAAGAATAGTAATAGTTCCCCCACCTAAGCAGAGGAGGGCTATTAAAATAATGATTGTATAAATTCGTGTCATCTTATTTTTGTTAGAGGTACTGTATATCTAAAACCTTTGTCCGTTTCTAAAAATAAGTACCCATTTATAATAGCAGTAGTTTTAATTTGTTCTACTACGTCTAATTTCTTAACCACACGATTCTGCCATTCAAAAAACCCATCAGTAGAATCAGCCCACGCATAGACTTTAGACCAAATCGCATGCCCATCGTTAGGATATTCAATATATTCAGTATTAGTAGTTCCTAGCAACTTGTATAATGCTCTGTCAGGCCCTGGCTTAATAGTTTCGTCTAAAGCTCCGTGCCACATTTTTAATTTGGTTCCTTTGTAGTCACTGCTATCAGGCCTGTTAATAGATCCACATATAGCAGCGGCATAGGCAAAGTAGCCTGGTTTTCCACTATTATATGCTCTTGATAGGTGAATAGCGGTATGTACCGCCCTACCCCCTAAACTGAGCCCTGTGACCAGTTTAGGTAGATTACGTCCATATATGTCAAGAATAGGGAACAGAGGGTTTATATCATTTGGCCCCCAGTCTGTTTTGCCTGTATGAAGTTGAGGGACTATGTAAATAGCGGGCAGTTCTTTTCCAGCGCGAAAAAATTTTGGAATCTCATTTTTTTCAGGCCCATTTGCGGAATTAATCGCATCGACTGTATTACCTTCTTCCCCTAGCCCATGAAAATATAACACGATTAATTCCGGCGCTAAGTTAGTAGGAGAATAAACATTGTAGTAGCTGTCTGATCCACACTTAAATGTTTGTTTGTACATCTGTCCATAAGATACCGTACAAAATAGTAATGCGTAAATGATTAAACTTTTCATAATTCGTCTTTAACTTCTATTGTAACTTCAACTCCTTTTTCTAACAGTGGATAAACAATTTCATAAAATGTTCTAACAGCCGCCACACTTCCACTACCTTGCATAGTTTCAACTGACAAGTTAAGGATATACATTAGTAGAACACATCCATCCGTGTGAGCCGCATCTATACCGGAATGAAAATAGCATCCGTTAAAATTTTCAATTCCTAAAACTTCAATATGATATTTAAACCATATATCAGAACCGTGGTTATAGTCTTTACGGTGTTTTAAAGTTAATTCGGTATCTTCTTTTCTAATACCTAACTTATAAATGCCGGCTTTAAATCGTGTAATCTTTTTTATTTTTTGTTCCCTTGGTGGATCTGCTATAACGTGTGCTTTATAGTCTCCGTTTGTTATAAAACCGAGACTGTAAATGGGATTGTGGAAATAGTATTGAAGGATAAATTTCATAAGTAGTAAAGTCTAATACCGGATAAGATTGAAATTATAAGAACTAGTATTTTACAAGTTATGTGAAAACCCCTACTGCCAATTTTCTTAAAGAATAAATCAATGTAGCCACTATCTCCCTCTTTGTGATCGTAATAGTCCCACGGTCTTTTACTCCACAAATTTCTTATAAGTTCGTACTCTACCCAGAAAGTGGATAAGGCGAATAGTATAAGATAAATCAATTGAAATGCATATTCCTTGCCTTGTCCTGGCCCGTAAGGAACTTCTCTGACAAGTAGCGATCCCCATAAAATAAATAGAAAACCTCTAAATATATGATACAAAAGATAGAAAGGCTTCTCTCCATTCTTAGTAGTTCTATAATCAATAAAATTTAAAATAGGTATCGCTACTACAACCCATAACAGTATTTTTAAAATAGTAATCATCCTTTTAAGTATTTAAGTTTGGTGAGAATTTCCTCAGTGTTTTCTTTTATTAAATGGGTTGTTCTTCTATCCTCTTCCAACGTCTCTAACTTTTCCGCGTGAACCGCTAATTTAGTTCCTTGAGCTTCTAATATTTCTCCATGCTTATCCTGCTTGTCGATTAATTTTTTAAGTATAAAGCCTGCCATAACAACGGCTATGCCTACTATACTCACCAATACCCATTCGGCAGATATGCCCCCATTATTTGTTATAGCTTCTAGTAGCATAGTTTTTGATTTAATGTAATAAGTGTGCCTAGCAATTGGTTATCGTTCTAAATATAAATTTATTTTTGTGTATTTCAATTCATTAATAATTTTACCATTAATATGATATTTTGTTTGAATTGATTAAAACACCAACCCACGTAGCAAATCCTGCATCATTAGGATGAATCCCATCAGCATTCAATCCTATAACAGTTGACAATGTTGGAATAATGTCAAGTGACGAGTAGTTAGCGTTTATATAAGTCTGAAGTCCTGTTTGATCAACACCACTAGTTTCATAAAAGCCTGTTGTATGAATTACTCTAATTCCAGCAGCGGTAATTGTGCTTACTAAAGAAGCATAGTTAGCGTTTGTTGTAGCACTTGCAACACCAAAACGTGGATCATTAGAAGCCCCACAAAGAATAACAACTTCTGGTGCTAAATCAATTATTTCCTGAACACGATTTAGCATATCCGCAGATTTATCAGACCCGCCACCGAGAGCTACTCCATATCCAGTATAATCAGATAATAAAGCAGAAGCCCTCAAGTTATATTTAGATGCATAGTAATAACAAATCTTGCTATCTCCAACGATTACAAATTTCGCGTTCTTACTCTCTGAAGATTCAAGATACATTGAGTTAACGGTAGTTGTATGACCAATAGCATATAATGCAAATCTGGAAGTATTTGGTAGAAGTGGGGATGAGGCTGGATAAGTATATGATACCGTTACACTTGAACTTGATGTAGTTACATTTCTTGAAGTCACTGTAAATAAATCACCATTCCTTTCAAATATCAACTCAATCTTATCTCCTGAACTATAGGTTAGTGCAGAAGTGAGTGCTCTATTTGTGTACGTCCCATTTAATCCACTTGCTATAATTGATAATCCAGAATTTATTGTGGATGACGATGAAAAATAAGCAACAACATCATTCTGCGCACTTGTATTAGCAGATTTTACACCAAATCCTATTCCGCCGGCCCCAGATGTTTTATCAACTGTGAATTGGCATACCCATTTCCATTTCTCAAGACATGTATATCTATTTAATGCAAGAGTCGCTGATAGTGAACTTGATCCAGCAGTAATATTAATTTGGTTACTTATAATTGATGCAGTAACTCCTGTATTTGTAAAATCACTTAAATCAGACCATGAAGATTTATTATATAATGAACCCAAAGTAGGCAATCCTGGATCAGCATTTACTGCATTTAAATAATCATCCCATGCAGCTTTAAAAGAATCTTCCTGTGTTGTCGTTAATACACCTCCTGCCCAAAACAATAAGCATTTTCTTGTATTCCATTGTCCAAATGTTGATGGAGCAGTATTTAAAACACCTAACTTAAAACTTACTGCTGTTCTGGCTGTAGATGAATTTGAATAAGTAACTCTTGAATTTGATCCTTTTCTGATAAAACCACTAGATGAGCTTGTTCTGCCAAAAAAGTATAATCCATCAGAAGTATCAAATTGACTATTAGTAACTGTTCCTGTAGTAGATGAATTATTCCCCGCATTAGCTTGCGTAGAAGCACTTGAAGGTGTTATAAAAGTTCCATTCGTTGAACTGGCATCACGTCCTCCATCTATAAATAACCCTGTTGATATATCCCTATAATAAACAACACACTCAGCTGAATTTAAAATATAATTAGTTGCACTACTTGGTACAAATGCAGTATTTAAATAGCTATCAACTCCGTTAAATTTATATCCATTATTTCTAACAAGTAATGGGCCCGCAACTCGTGTCGAATTATTAGTACCGGGGTTTGCCCAATTTATATCAGTAAAGTTTCCTGGCCCATTTGTCGCAAGTACTTTTAAATGATCGGTTATAGACCAGATACCAGCAGTCTTTAGGGCTTTTAAGAAATTATTTTGCGCAGCTTGTTGATCTATTGATGGTCTTCCAATCTTCTGTGTATATGCATAATCAAGAACAGCCTGATAGGATAAATCATATGCATTTGAATTTGGATTGCGATAATTTGTAACTGCTGGTAATTGGGCATATGTTGTAAATACAACAGTTCCTTGAATTATAAGGAATAAAGATTTAAGTAATAAGCCCTTTATAAGTGTTAATTTTTTCATCATTTAAAAGTTAATTATTGGCTGATGGTTTCCATTCAATTGAACCGAGCTTTGCAGTTAGATCACTACTTCCCCCGCCAGCGCCACCAGCTTGTCCAGTTATTTTAATGATATTTGTATTTGTGAAAGTTAACCCAGTTAAGTCAGTTTCAATTACTGATGGCCCTGATGTTCCAGCTGTTACACTACTATCACATATAACTACAGATCTGGCCGTTGTCGATCCAGTCCTAATTATTGTAACATTAAAATTGAATGTACCTGTAGTCGTTCCAAGCACACCAGAATCATAAATCTGAGTGCCTCCAAAATAAATCTTATAGTCACTGCTAGCAGTTACATCTGATGATATGGTGATAAAATTGGCAGTTAACTTTTCTCCCGTAGCCGATAATGTAGAGGCTTTTGTCGTATAAGTATATAAATCTGTTTCAGAGGTTCCAGAATTGGCTGCATCACTTGTAAAGTCTTGTATTACCCCTCCTAATCCATATCTATTTAATGCAGAATTACTGTGATAAAAAGCGTTATTGTACTCTATTATTCCTGCCCTTATAGTTGTTTCAACAGGCCCGGATGTAAATTGTAACGGAGCAGTATTTGCAGTAGCTGAACCTGCTTTCAAATGGAATAAAGAAGCAGGACTAGTATTTAGAATATTTCTTGTGGATAAAGTATTAGAAGCAGACCCATAAAGTATATCACCGGAGGAGATAGATGTAATTCCAGTTCCACCACGTGTAACAGCTAAAGATCCAGTCCACCCAAGTGTCAAACTTGTCGCATTATTAAGCGCTGTCGATGGCGAACCACCTAAAGTCAAAGTAACATTTGTATCATCTGTTTTTGTTAAGGCAGCAGTTGTTAAAGCCGCATTCCCATTCCATAAATACCATTCATCTGTAGCAACCTTCCATAACACCATTGGAAAATATTGTCCAGGACTTGCGAGACCTCCACTACTACTCCTAATTGTTACACCACTTCCAGCAACAACTGTAGTCAATCCAACGCCGTATTGCGTTAAAGTAATTTGTGTGTTAATAGGAAATGCCACACTTGAATTAGGGGGTACTGTAAGAGTATTTGATGATGCAACATTTTGTTCGACAACATTATTAGCATCACCTAAAACTAAAGTGTAAGAAGCAGTTTGTCTATTTGCTGATCCCATACCGGGGATAGATATATTTGCAGAGCCGTTAAAAGGGACTGTGTTAATAGTTCTAGCCGTCGCTAATGTTGCTGCGCTACCAGTTGTATTTTGATTTAAAGTAGGAATATCAGCAGCTACAATTGCTCTATAAGTTGCTGCACCTGTAGATCCGTTTGGTCTTGCCCAGAATTGATTTGCAGTACCTCCTGTACTGTTATCAACGCCTGTGCCCCCATTTACGGTTGGCACTATACCAGATAATTCGGTAGTAGCATCGACAGTGCTCGACACTCCTAGTGTACCAGCTCCCCCTGAAGTCTTTAGAAACCCATTTGATGTTAAGTTTGAAAGTGTTGAAATATTTTGAGAGGTATTGACACTAAATGTCCCAGTAGTCAAAGTCAATCCTGTACCCGCGTTATAGGTTGTTCCAGCGTATTGCGGAATATTTAAAATATTGCTTACAAAAGTAGCAGCCCCGCTAGTGCCTGTAGTTGTCAAAGTTATAGCCGATTGTTTAGCGGCAAAAGATGTATGATCCGCCGCGCTTAAAAATCCTGGAACTGAATTAGTAGCGACTTGCCCGTTAGTATAATCAATAGCAATGTTTCCACTAGTTGCATCAAAATCACTCGCCGTAAAACTTGCCGCGCCTTTTGTGCTTCCATCCGCAGCCGCGTCACTTATGCCTATAGTGCCAGTTGTTGTTATTGTTCCCCCTGTGATAGGACTTGTAGTAGCAATAGAGGTAACTGTTCCACTACTACCGGCAGACCCCCAACTATAATTTCCAGCACCATCATTTGTGAGCACTCCGGAAGAATTTGCAAGGGCGGAAAAATTACCTAACTTTGAACTATATGCTTGAACATTTGTTCCTATCGCCAAACCTAGATTCGTTCTAGCGGTAGACGGACTTGTAAGTTCTGAAAGGTTGTTAGTAGAAAGTAAGTCCCCTATTCCTTTTGCATTCAATGCGGTTTGTAAATCAGTCTGTGAAGATAACGTTCCTGTAATAGAGCCCCACGTGCCCCCTCCTCCACTGCCGTTTGCTATTGTTAAAATTCTTCCTTTAGAATCTACTGTTATATTAGTGCTCGTATAACTTCCAGGTACTACAGCTGTATTGGCTAAAGTAAATACCCCTGTGTTAGATATTGTACCATCTCCAGATATATTAACCCCTGTTGCTATATTAGAAGAGTTACCAACAAACACTTTAGTTGATAGTAAAGAATTTGAAAGCCCTCCTAAATTTGAAAGAGCTGTAGATGTATTTGCAACGTCAGATAAGTTATTAGTAGAAACCAGATCACCGCCGCCTCCGCCCGAACCACTAGTTATTTCCCCTTTAAAATCTGTACCGTCATAAACAAATTCCCAAATAGAAGTTATAGCAAGATCCCCGCTTGATAATCCTGCACCGTTAGCACGCTTTAAATTTTTTATCCCTAGCGAATTCACATTTACTGTCGATGCTCCCGTATTAGCAGCATGTATGTACAGCTTTATTCGCATGCCTGCATAATATGAAGTATACACAGGGGAGGGATTAGCTATATAAGCATTTGCAATTCCAGTAGTTATAACGTAAGCCCCTACATTTTTATTATGTTTATTATCAATAATATGATTTAACATATTACCAAGTATGGTAGGAGTTATTGAATTTAAAGTATTGGAATTCTTAATAGAATTTGCCTCAATTGTAAGTTGAGCATCGGTTAATTGCCCGAAGACTGTCAAAGGGCAAAGAAGCAGTAAATAAATAAATTTCTTCATATTTTAATCTTTGTGGACAGGGGCTACCCAGCTATTTTTCCAGCCTGCTAATTTATACATTCCAAACAGAACAACCTCAGTTAAAGGCCCTGCTCCTAAGTAATAAACTGAGTAAGTTTTTAAATCCGCATTCAATTTATCATTTATTAAATTTATAATGTCTGGCATATACCAGACAAGAACGGGAACTAGTAGAACTGTAAGCCCCCAATTATCCCAATTCATTTTACAGTATTTGCGGTACTCCATTTCAACTCCGGCCTTATCGCAGTTGCCTTTTGCAATTACAAATAGAATATAGTTGTAAAGCAATGATCCAAAAAATGCTATTAAGTAAATCATATAACCCCCCGTTTTAAATAATTTTTACGTTTTAATAAAGTGTTTGCAGCAGTTAAAGGATAACTATCTGGTCGATCCTCCCTGTTATAAGGACTATCTGCAATATAGTTGAACACCTCTTCATCATCCCCTATAATTATTAAATCAGGATGTGCTAAAGCTTCTTCTATTTTAGTATGCATGTAATCCGGCATGTCCTCTATTACCATTTTACGCTGCTTGGCAATAGTAACTGAAGTTTGTACTACCGCGTCATTTGAAAGTTCTACCACTGAAACATTTTTTATATTTACTTCGCGGGCTAAAAATCCCTGCACGGTAAATTCAAAATAGTCACTAGAGGCATCATAATAAATACTATCGAAAGGTAGGGGGCTTCTATATTTAATTAGTAGACTTGACAAGTCCGTATCTGTTACTTGTATGTAATCACTAAACGCCATTAACAAATCATCTCCTGTTCTTCTAACTTCAAATTTTATTTTGCTATCGCAATAAGCGGGTAACGAAGTTGTTAAATCATAAATAGATTTTATATAAGTAGTATCAACGGCAGGAGCAACATCCATATTTATATAAGCAATATCCATTTTTATAATTCCACCATCCGAAAATTGGATTCCAAATTGTTTAGCATAATGAGCTAATGTAAAATCTAAAAACCCTTCATGATAACCTGAAGAAGGAGAAGTAGTGCCTGGGTACGCTGTTGAACTTGCTAAAACAGTTCCTACTATATTTCCATCATCATCTAATTCATAAATCGAGACAGTCGCAGCGCTACTAGTAACTCTTCTACTTTGTGCTCTCACAACTACTTGATAAGTTCCTAAAGGCCAACCACGATCTGAATTTATACCTGTAGGGCGTAGGCCTCCAAATATTTTAGAGTAGTTGTTACCTGAAGATACCCCGTCTATTTTCGCTATGCCATTTTCTGGGATATCGGCGGCCCATATCCAATTTGCCCCTACGTACCCAGACGGGTTGTCGTACACATTCCAGTTGGATACATTAGCAGCAAATTCAGTATTAATAAAATTCAAAGTTACAGGTATAGCAGTTGTAATTATTTTGTCAGTCTTATTAAAAGAAGTAGAATTTAAAATGTTCCCATCTTTATCAATCGTATTTAAATAGTAATCTAGTCCCTGAGTAAGTTCTTGCAATTGCCATTTTATATCCGCAGCGCATTTAAACTTTTGATTAAAGCAGTATTGCTGCACCGGAAAATTATTTTCATTGCGTTGATTGTAGGACTTCTGTCCAGCTAACCATAATTGTACAGGCAACGCATTTGAAAAATACATGTTAAAGCAATTAATAGGTTTTAAAGTTTCTTGACACTCGCAAGAAAACATTATAAGTAGACACAAATATACAAATTTTTTCATAGATATTTTCAACTAAAAGGGGGACTAAACTCACCGCTAAACACGCGACCATTTTCTAAATCGTTTTGAACATTTTTAATTATGAACCTATCATAAGACCACGCATCTAAATCTATTTTACCATTTGCCAAAACCATATCTAAGTTTTTAAGAAAAAATCTTTTATAGTTTTGATCGGTCTGACTTATCTCAATTGCGTATTCAGGATTAGCCATTATAAGGAGTAGCTCTTGAAAGGTTAGGGGGTGCTGAGTTATTTTAAAAAGTTCAGATAACGATAAATACTCATTAGTAACTTCTATATCTTGCTTTTCCGATAAATCCGCTCCGCTAAACTCTTCCTCGCACGTGCTTGTTAAATTAGTAACCGCATCATAGTTGCCCTTACCAGATTGAAATTTAAAAAATGATCCGACATAAGATTGAAGGCAACCATATAAAAACTTACGCCACCTATAAAAATTCCTTGCCGGAGTTATATCAAGATTATAACGGTAATCACTATTTGTAACATTTGAAACGCTGTTTAAATCAGCTCCTGTTTTAGGCCTGTAAATTCCATCCTTAATAAGCGATATGATAAATGTGTCATCGTCATAGGATGTATCACTCTTTAACGCTTTAACAGATCTTCTAACCCTTTCAAAAGTTAGTGCTCCCGCTACCCATTTAGCTATCATTTCAAAGGGCTTTCCAACTTTTTGAAAACGATCGGCAAAAGTTTTTTCCGTGCAAACTTCATCTAATCCCGAATTTGCAAAAGTTGTTAAATCAGCGGTTTCAAATTTTTCATACCCAAATCTAGCCGTGTTAATTTGAGTATCTTGATCATAGCTTCTAGTAATATTCATCACCCAGGATAAACGCACCGACACATTATCCTTGTCAAAGAATTCTTTTTTATGCCCTATAAAAACTTTGTTGATTCCATCAACTACTCTCTCACCAATGCCTAAACACAAGATAGCATTGACCCCCTCAAACACAGATTTAAAAGATTCAAAATGCGGCTTTTCTACTAATGTGTATCCGCGTGCCTGAAGGCCCTTTATTGCGGCAAAGTTAGAAGCGCAGCCAATTTCGGTGTAATTGCCTATTGCAACATCAGGATTGCCGAGGTAGGGTGATAACACACCGTTGCTTTGTCCTGTTATTCTTTCTACCACTAACGAAAAAATATCGTGTAGAAAAAACATAGTAGAAGTGCTGGCAGGAGCAGTACTAATCAATTTTAAAGTTAAATTAGTAGCAGTAAGGCCTCCATATATATTGCCCCTACCAGTATCAAAAAGTAAATCATTACTACTGCTTCCATCTAAAAATTGAATTGAAAAAATATATTCGGCGTATAGCTTAACTTGGTCGGCGGATAGAAGCCCTAAAACATCCTGCGAGAAACTAGAGATTGGAACATTTAACCTGCATTTGAATTCCTGTTTTGCACTACTTCCATTAGGAATTAAAGAAAACCCAGTATTATAAACATCATTTGCTCCTGTTATTAAAATAGGAGTCTCTGCGTTTTTTTGCACATAGATATAAACCTGAGCTGTGACAGATTTAACTGCTTGATGTCCTCCATTATACAGCCCATATTTAAAATCATAATCAAACTGAAAATTAAACGTACCCGAAAAATTCAAATCGCCACCGTCTTGATTAAGTTCAACTATAGGTACAACTTTAGTAACATCTGCATGCACATCATTAACAGCATCCATTATAACTTCCGTACCTAAAGCAAAAGTATCTTTTATATCGTCTAACTTTTTAGTGGGGCTCAGATGACTGTATCTTATAACATCGGGATTACCAGGCCCCCATATTACAAATTGATCGAATATTTTATAATCGTCTACATAATTAGTTTCTATGAACACAATAGAGGAAGTTCCTATTATAACGGGAGTTGTCGTTTGCCTAAAAGTTTTACCTGAGTTAACAGTTCCACTAGTTACAAAAACTATAAGGCCTTGTAACTCTACTCCGGTATTTGAATCAGGTGTTCTTGTCCAAGTGCCTGAAGAGGCGTTGTACAAACCATTTTCTTTTGGGTCTGTTTGATCTTTTAAAAGAACGCGTAATTTTTCAGTTGTTAAAATTCCATCTATGGTTTGATGACCGGTTAAAGTGATATTACCTGTACTCGCACATTCACAGTTGTCTACATTAGTGGAACTGCCAGCATGTCCCGTGTAAGTGGAAAACTCGTCTATAGGCTGCGCTGTAAATTTTATATTTAAAGGAGTAATAGGGGTTAACGCGTTGCCATCTAAATCAGTAGTCGCAAGTAAATTAACTGGAGTTTCAATTCTGCTAATCAACTTTGCCCAAAAACCTGAACTGCCAAACGTTGCTTCTACGTTATGTCCGTTTTCATTTATTGTTTCTATCAACTCATTTAAGGGCATTTCTCCGTTGAACAACTCATACCAAGTTATTTCATCGTCAGTGAATTCTACTAAGTTTTCAATTATGGCATCTACTCCATATAACAACTCTTGTTGCAGTAACCAATCTCTAAACCCGTCATAAGTACCGTCGTTACCATAAAAGCCTAAAGTACTTTTAAAATATTTTTGAACACCGGAATACACAGCATCTCTCTGCAAACTTAAAACAGCTTGATCCCAACCCGCAGGTAGGCTAACTATTTTAGACTCACCACTTCCCTGACTTGTTAAAGTTATTCTAATGTCCATTATTTAATAATAACTTTACTGCGTTGACGTTTTATGAAATTTTCTTTTTCTATACTTACTTTGTGAAGCACGTGAACGTTATGCTCAAAATAGGTACTAGAAGATTGTTGTCGGCTATTTATAACAGCCTTTTTCAATTCTTTAATCTCACCTGTAAAAATTTCAATTAATCCGTTACTATTATTTTCTTGAATGCCTCCATAATTAGCCGCTCCCGCTAATGCTAATCTTCTAATTGTTTCACCATGCGGATAAACTTTAGATCCTTTTTCTAAGGAAGGAATTATAGTAGTACGTGAGGGCGTTAGAAAACTTTTACCTGATGGTGTCTCTACTAATTCGCTTCCCGCCTCGCCTACACGCGCAGGCCCACCAGGGTGATTTAATGTTCCTAGTTCATAACTTGGAATAGGTTTAGCTACAATAGCCGCTACTTCAACAGCACCTAACGCAGCCGCTGCCGCAGCTCGTGCAAAGGCCGTATAAGGATCGCCACTACTCAATTCATTCAATACAGCCAGTGTCGCTTTTATGCCTGCTTGAACTACTGCAATAGCTTTTTCGTAAATAGCGGCTTTGCGTAGTGCTTCTACCCTACGTTTTTCTAAAGTTTCGCGTCTTTTTTCCGCTTCTAATTCTATACGTGCTTTTGCATTTTCATTATTTCCAGCGAGTAAAATTTCTTTATTCTTTTGTTTCTCACTCGCTGCAATTTCTTTATCGATAGAAGCTGTTCTTCTGACTGTTAAATTTTGTATAAGACTTGTTACAGCTTGAGACCACTGTTCATAGATGGTTAAAGCTTTTTGTAAATCTTCTTTTAATTGTTCTAAAAATGATTTACTATTATTTTTTCCAGCGTCATAAACTTCATTTATCAATTGTATTTGTAATTCCGCTATTTGTTTTGCAATCTTTTTTCTCTCTTCCGCTGTTAAATGTTCGCTGTCTAAAACATTTTGTAATTGTTTAATAGTTTCTTTAGTAAGATCTTGTGCATTTTTAATTACTAGTTCCTTAATTTGTTTCTCGCCCTCTTTTCGAGTTATAACTCCTTTATTAACAGAGTCTTTAATTAAGGCTACTTGAGTATCTAAAGATAACTTATATGCATCTACTGTTTCTTGCAAGTTTTTTAGAACAATAGCCATTTCTTCCTTAAAAATTTTATCCTCTAAATCACTTCTCTCCTTAGCCCCCTTCTTAATATTGTCTGCGCGTTTTGCGTTGTATTCTTCTTGAATTAAAATTTTATCAGACGCTGTTAATTTCTCACTCGCTAGTTCATGATTTCGTTCTAGCAGGGCTAAGGAATTTTCTAATTGAACACGTTTACCATTTGCATCTAATCTTTCCTGCTCCCCTGCAAACTCGTTTTTAAAAATCTCATCTTGTGCTTTAATAGCTTGCTCGATTCTAAACTTATTTAATTTATACGCGGCATCAGCTTCTTTTTTAGCCGCTACTTCAGTTTCGTGAACTTGCTGCGCTTTGCTATCGGTTAGGAAAGAATCAAATTTATTTATCTGGTCTTCTAAAGTTTTAATTTTTTCATCTATAGGGTTTGTTGCAGCCGCCACATTTTCGATAGAACTTTCCAAGGCACTAGAGGCTCCAGCCGCGATTGAAAAATATGATAGTATCCCCGCTTTTAATTTTTGAAATCCCGTAAGTTCGGAAGCAGTAGCCGCAACGGCTTCTCTTTGTATTTTTATACGGTTTAATAATACTAAGGAATATCTTTTTTGAAATTCAACCTGTTCTACTATACTATCTTGTTGTGTCTTACTTAGTTTTAAATATTCATCTATTGATATAGTCAAATCATCATAAGCTTTAGAAGTCCTATCTAATTCCTGATTTAAATTTTTATTTACGGCTGCCGTACGTTCGGCAAGCTCTACAGTTCTTTGAGAATTTTTATCATACACGGCTACTGCTGCTATCAATGCTGAAAGTCCCACTAATACCAAACCTATCGGGTTAGCTGCCAACGTGGTAAAAAAAGCTATAGTAGCCGTACGCATAGCTGCTAATCTTGCGATTGTTACAAGTTGTAGAGCGTTAAGCCTAATCAAATTTAGATTAGTAATAATTAACTGGCTGTTAAAACCAATAAGAGCTACACCCAACGCAAGGAACAAAGCCTTGTTATCCGATAAAAATTTAGGAGTAGCTCTTAATACATTTATGATAAAAGTAAAACCTTGAACAAAACTCCGCAGCGCGCTTTGAGTGTGCCCTCCCACTTCTTCAGCAAAGGCCCCAACCGTTGCTTTTGCCTCGTCTACATCCCCTTGTAAATTGTTAGTGGCAACAGCGGCCTGTCGATAAGCTTCCTGAGTTCCTGTGACTGCTTTTGTTAGCTGTTCAAATCTTGGAATGTTATTAAGTACTATATTGCCCGCCACAAAATTTTCAACGCCGAAAACTTTAACAAGCGCTGTGGCGTCTCCTGAAATTTTACCAAGCTCTTTCAATCGTTCCGCTAATGGGACGGTATTATCTGCTACTTTAACTATATCAACGCCGAATTTTGCCAATTGTTCCTGAGCTTTTTTAGGAAGTGCATTAACAGCAGATAAACGTAATAGAACATTGCGTAACGCTGTACCAGCTTCGCCCCCTTTGATTTGTCTATCTGCTAATACTTCTATTAAAGCCGCGCCCTCTTCTACACTTCCATTGACTCCGCGAAGCACCGCGCCAAAGTCTTTATACGATTCTGAAATGTCCGGAATCTCAGCCGCGCCTTCTTTGGCCGCTGCCGCTAATACATTTACCACGCGGCCAGCATCTTTAGCAGGTAATTCTAATTGGTTGAGTGCGCCTGCTAATGCTTCAGCCGCTTTAGGTAGTTCAAGACCGGAAGCATTTGCAAGTATAATGGATTGTTTAGTAACGTCAATCAAGTCTTCTTTTATCTGTAGTAGTTCTGGTCTTGCGCCCCCTATCAACTTAAACGACTCTACTACATCTTTTGCGGAACGTTTTGTTTCTACTCCTATTGAAATAGCAGCTTCACGATATGTTTGTAAATCTTCTGAAGAAGCTCCTGTCAAAGCTTGTAGATCGCTCAGCGACTTTTCTAATTCCGTGTTAGCAGCAATGAAAGATTTAAACGCGTTGACCGCTAAATAAACTACACCTATCAAACCAACTGCTCCTAGAAATTGTCCAACTAGTGCTGACATTTTACTACCTGTAGTTGTGATAGCAGTATTGTATTGGTTAATCTGAGTTAAATTATTTTGAATCGCAATGTTTAATTCTTGGTATTGAGCTCTTTCCTGAGCAGTGCTTTGAGTGAGCTTGCCTTGTAGTACTAGTAACTCCTTATTAGCATTTTTTAACTGGTTTATTTTATAGTACGCTTCTAAAATAGATCCAGTGTAATTACCAACGTTCTGTTTTGTAATACCAATGGAAGTGGATAGCTCGTTAAACTCTTTGCTCTGTTGTTGAATAACTTGAAATAGTAATTTACCCCTTGCACTATTTCTTTCTTCTTCAGAATTCAATTGTGAGTACTCTCGCTGGTTCTTTTCAAGAGCCTTACCCAAAACTTCCCTGGAAGCGGTTTGCTTATTAACAGCCAACGCATCTTTTTCCCCTAACGCGATAGAATCTTTTAATTCCTGTTTTACTTTTTGTAAAGCAATTTGTTGTTTTAAATATGCTTCGTTGTTCTTTGCAACTTGTACTTCTATTTGTTTCTGAACATTTATAAGTTGCCTTTGAGATTCAGTCAACTCTTCATTATCCTTTTTCGCTTTTGGTAAAGAACTTCCCCCACTAACACCGCTACGTAGAGCATCAGCCATTTTTTTAGCGGTATCAGAAATGTCAATCATTTCTTTTTTAAGAACTTTTAAATTCTCCGCTAACTCCAAAGGCGCAACAATAGCGGGCTGTTCTATTATATCACTTTTCCTTATCGCGGATTCATCAGCCATTAGATTTTTTATTTAAGACTTTTACTAGCTCATTGTAACGGGACAATGTTATATTTTCATTCGCCGCTATTCCTTTAGACATTAAATCAGCCATTACAGTGTCGAAAGTGTTAGAGGCATTAGCTTGTTCCCCCTTACTTAACTGCTCTAGTTCACTCATTTTCAATTTAAGTCTCGCAATTAAAGCATTTGATTTTGTTTCAGCAGCTATGAGACTCCTTGCATAGTCTTCACTACTGCCTTTTGTATTTATTTTATAACCCTTTTTTAAAAGGTACGAAATTTCTCTGTCAATAACTTCAAACTGTAAAACACTTATTGAAGCTTTTATCGCGTTGTAATCAGCCATTAAAATATTATAGCTGTTTAAAACACTGCGGTAACTTATATATTTAAAATTGTTAGTCGCGGTACTCGTTTCTTCTACTATCTTTTCCCATACTTCTATACACTTGTCCTGGTCTTTAACCCCTTTTACTTGAACAAGAGTAAAATCTCCTTTCAGTGCGATTTCAAAGTAAGTTTTTAGAGGAATATTTTCATAGCTTAAAAACTTTTTGCTTATAATAACGGATAACGCTAGGTCTAAGATCTTTCTGAATAAGTACAAACTTACTTTGACTATCCAACCCAGCAATGTCTTCACCATATTTTTTAGATAGCTCATCAAATTTTATATCGGTAGAACCAAATGTTGCAGGAAACTTAGAAGCGTTTAAAAACCATCCATTGTATAAATCCCCGCTAAGTTTTAAGTCCACTACTCCGGCAGGGTTTAAATGCAATTTTAATTCCGCATAATTAACACTTCTATAAGGAGGCTCCAAAAAATTATTCTTAGAATCTTTTCCCGCAAATAGTTGCGCCAAGTTTAAATCAATAGCGGAGTCAGAATGCTCTTCTACTATTTTAAGTAAGTCCTCAGTCTGTCGGGCCTCTGTATACTTTTCCAAATGGCTTATCAAACTACTTACTCTTCCCATACTTGTAAAAATAGAGGACGTTCATTACTAAACGCCCTCCTTAATAAACGCTTGGCAAATTTTATACAATCGTGATTGCGTCGGCTTCTACCGGATTTACATCTGCAATGCTTAACGAGGCAACCGCTACTAGGCTTAATGGGCCAGTAACGAGACCTGTTCCAGTAAGTGTATAAGTACCTGGGTTGTTAGCATCCTCAGCAGCTGTGATACTCTGTGTAGTTCCGTCGCTGGCTTTCTTGAACACGAAATCAGCCGTTACAAGACCTGAAATAGGAGTACTATCACATTCTGCAAGAACTGTTACCACTACCTTAGTAGAGATAAAAGAAACTTTTGTAATAACAGCATCAATGATAAGTGCTAAATCGTCTACAAAGTCCAAAGTGAATAACGCACCGTGCTGGTTCAACTGGCGAGGATTAGGCATTTCTATTACAAGAGGGGACACGGTAGCTACTGTGCCGTCAGACAGCTTCAAACTTTCAGGATTTAAAAGGCTATAAGTAAGCCCCGCAAAATCACCATTTGATTTTAAAGTTCCAATCAGCTTATTTTCAATGTCTAGCAATATGATACGACCATTGTAACTCTTATGAGTATACAAAGCGGTATGCATACAAAGGCTTTCACTAATTGAAAATTTAAAAGCGTAGTTCGGGTCACGAACATCTTTCTTACCCAGAGACGTTTCTTCATAAGTTGTATCCTTAGTAATATCCTCCGCCTTAAAGAAATTAGGAAACTTATAAATTCTAACATCTTCAGTATCCAATAACGCATCTTGCAGATACGCTAATACAGCATCCTGTCCAGCCGCAATAGTGGCCGCAGGAATTACAAACCCCGGAGGAGTTGTGAACATACTTTTAGGTTGCTTAGGCAATTTGTTGCACTTGCTGAGACCTAATGCTTTTACATCTACTTCACAAGACATATAATTTTTTGTTTAGTTAAACTCATTAGAAAATTCTTTTGAAAAAATTCTGCCTGAAGAATCAAAACATCTATCAGACAAAATCAATTTTAAATTTGTTATTTCAATAGCGTCTAAAGGATCGTTAAAGATATTTGCTATTACACCGTTTTTATCAGGCACGCCCCAGTACGGACAAAGTCTGCGTTTGTGTTTTGGAATATCGCTGTCATTAGCCCAACTGAATAAGCCACTATTGCCGAGTTCCTTTATAAATCTATTGTACAACGGAATTAAAATAGGTTTGATAACCTTTTCCATTCTTTCAATAGAGTTATATTTTGGATCTGTCATGTCCACAATAGCAATGTCTAAATCTACCTCATTCAAACCGTTGTTTATGCTTTCATCAACATTTAATCGTAGTGCAATTAGTGGGTACTTTTGATACTTCAACTTTGCGTCGTTGTCTTTGTCAGTCAATTGGTGGTTAATATCTAGCCTATGTCCATACATATAGTAAGGCGTTAGAAGATTATCTGAACCCTTAACTCGTCGCATTCTTTGAACTACAAAACCAATAGCATCAGTTACAATTAATGGTTCCATGTTTTAAAGATTAAACTCGTTAAGACTGCCATAAGGCTGAAATGAACCGCATACATAAGCTTGCCATGTTGTATAATCAGTTGAATTGTAGTCTCCTGAATCAACATTTTCTAAGGATAGAAGATAGGTCGCAAGACTGGCTTTACCGGGCCACCTCCAATTTTGGAACGGCCACCAATGCGTAGCATTTCCCACTAAATCATTGAATGCCCTTCTACCTCTTGCAATCCTTTGAGACGCACTTATTAAAGTACCATTCTCAATCTTTGCAATATTTATACCTGTTTTTGCGTGATTGTCAAACGTTGCTTTTAAGTACTCAGCATATACAAAAGGTTTTAGCAGTTCCACTATTCCTTTCCATACATACGGACGGTTTAAGTAGTGATAAGTATCCCCTTTTAAAAGTGCTAACCATTTATTGTTCTCCTCTACTAATTCCCAATTTATAATATCGGTAGTAGAAGGTATAGTGTTATTTGCATTAGTTAAACTTTTAAAAATATTTTTACCATACACCACTAAATCGTCTATGTTGTAACCCGCACTTTTAACAACCCATTCATCGGGTAACAAGGCCAAAGCATCGATAAAAGAATTGTAATACTCAAGTCCTAACAATAGAATTAGACATTCCTGTTGAGTGTCTACCATGAATTTTAAAAACGTATCGCTATTCGCACTAGGCACGTTGTACGGCAGATAATCAAAATCAGTATACTTGAGTATTACAACAGACATTGTAAAATCCTTTAAACGCTATTTATTAATGCTTCAGTATTCTCGCATCTAAATACGCAACCATTGTACCCGTGCCCGTCCAACTGACTCGGTAGTAGGTAAATGGAGAATTAGACAATCGCCAATGGTAGGCCGCGCTTGCATCTGCCGCAGTAATAGTGGCAATACCCGTTTGCGTTTCTGAAGTATTAATAGCTTTATAATTAGTTCCATCTAAAGAACCTTGTAAAGTTATAGTACCTCCGACTGTTCCACTCACCTTTGTAACTACTAATGCTATAGTTACTGTTCCAGGGCCGTTTATCTTTTTTGTATTTAGATAACCAACACCTGTATTTGTAACTGTATCGCGAGTCGCAGTAGCTGTGTTAAGCTTAGTAATATCAAAAGTATTACCTGGGTTAACCAAAGGAACATCTACTGAAGTTTGCGCGTTCAAGCCTATTGATAATAGGATAAATAGCATTGTCGCTACTTTACCAATTATCTTAACCCAACCACGTTTTTCAAGTTCCGCAGCTTTTTTAGTGCCCGCGTGGAATTTCTCACCGGTTACATGATACGGATCTGCTTCTAACGCTTCTACTTCAACCGGAAAATCGATAGAAGCATCTTTACTTACCGTCAGTTGTTTTTGGTCTGGCCCTTCTTCAGGAGTAGGGCTTTCATTTCTATTCTTTGCCATATTCTATTCAGTTATTTTAAAAATTTTTACGCCGCAGCTATTTGAGATTTAATATCCGCTAAATCATCATACACAAAAGCAGCCGCATCATTCTCACTGTGGAAAGAGTGAATACGCATCTCAGCAATTGCAGTGATTAGATTTTTAGTGAAGTCATCATTTTCATAACCCCATTTCATGATGAAGTCTTTATAAATAAGTGTCTTCAAACAATCTGTTGCAATTGCTTGTACGAAACCTACAGCAGTGTTATAGTCTTCTACTATGATAGCTCCAGGCACTTGACGCACGTTCAAGCCCATGTAAGTGCCTTGGCTAATTGCTTTTTCCATGTCCATATTAGCAGTGTCAATAGGATTCATGAAAATAACAATAGGACTATTGATAAACGCTTTGTGAATCTGCGCTACAATAGCACGGCAACAATCCCAGTTATTAGGGTTAACAGTACTCAGGCCACTAGTAGTAAACGGTAATGAAAATGTTTGAACACCGGCAGGCTTGGTAGAAGAACCTACTCCAGTCATCAAATCTGCATTAGCTTGTATTTTTAATTGATAAGCTAATTCAACTTGCACATAAGTTGTCATTCCATCAATATCGTCCAACAATTCAGTTGCCACTTTCATTGAAACTGCGATCTTCTTCGCATTAGAATTTTCAACTTCTAACGTAAAGGAAGTACCTGGTTTAGCAACGCCTGGGCCTATGAAGGCAGCATTACCTGAACCGGCAGGAACCTTTTTATTTACCCAAGGATAATTTTCAAGACCTGTTCTACCTTTAGGTAAGAAATCCCAGAATGTAGGCTGAGTACGTCTTAAATCGAATACCTCGCCGCCCATTCTAATAACTGAACCCGCGTTAAACGCAATAGTATCACTTATCGTGTTGGCCGGAGTCATAGGAGAATTAGCCGCACGAATTTCAAGTTGTTCAAGTTGCCCAACAAGTGCGCTATTACCTGCACGAATTTTAGCAATTATTTCCTTATTACGTGTCTGCCATGCTCCGACTTGTGCGCGAATAGATAGGTCATCTTTTTTATTACCTTCTAACTCAAGCTTCATCTTAGTGATTTCCTCACCTTGCTTTAACATAATAGAACGGATACCCTTATCACCTTCATCAAGCATTTCTTTCAACTTTTCAATTGAAAGTCCTTTGAATTCGGCCATACGTGTTTCGATGGCTTGCTCGATTTCTTCTTTCTTCATGATCCCCATCATTCGAGTGGTTATCACACTGTCAGTCTGCTCCTTTAATTTTTTTAGAAGCTCTGCTGCTTTTTCTTCTTCGGCCATATTTTAAAATTTGTTTTGGTCAACTAATTTATTCAAACAATCAAAAACAGATTTCGTCGGCTTGCTAATGTCAAGTGGCTTATCCGGCTTGATGTTAGCTAGTGAGATATGTCGTGTTATTAATTGACGTAATTCTAATTGTCTATTTTTTGGAAGAGACTTTATAAAATTATCAGTCTCATCTATTAAATTTTCTTTGTCTTTTAAAAGTAATTCAGGACTTCTAAATACATACGTTTCAGGATTGCTGCTAAATGTTACTACAGAGCCCTCGTAAAGAATAATCTCATATAAAAGAATAGTATCACTTAGTTCATCGTATTCCATTTTATCCCACACATATTCAAAACCCACTGAGAACTGATTTAGTGTTCCGGAACGTAATTGTCTTAACTCACGATTTCCAATTTCTACATCGTCTAATTCAGCTTCAAAATACAAACCATATTTATCCTCTTTTAAAACTGTAAATCTTCCTGTAGGCTCATCTGAATTGTGTTGCCACAAATGAGCTATTTTCTGTTTAGACCCACTATCCGGGCCCCGTTCTTTAATTGATTTAGCACAGCATCCTTTTATAAAAGATGTACCATAAGTATCCCGTTGCCCCCAAACAATTAAATAACCTTTTATAGTTCTATCTGTTTCGTCCAGTACTTCTACTTTCAAATCAATTGTTTGAAGTAGTCCGGCAGCGTCTACATAAGATCCACTCATGGACACAGGAGTAGATCTTATTTTTAATTCTTGTATTTTAGGATGTAACACTTTCATATCACGGGCACTGGTGCAGGAGGTGGAACAACAATCCATTCACTTTTATAAACATCGCCATCAGGTAATTTATCATAGCCTCGAGCTTGTCTCCATTCATTCACTGTTATAATTTCTGAATCAAATTCTTTTTGTAGCGCTGTGTCTAAAGCATCAGCCGCTTTACCGCTATTTAAAACATCTTCCTGAAGGGATGCCACATCATCAAAACAAGCTGTTATTTTACATTTGTTTTCAGCCGCTTTAAAGAACTTGTTATACTTGTTCAAGTCTTTGCGATTGTTTGGTATGATATTGCTCTCATATAAACTCTTCTCAGCATGCTGCCCATTGGCGTACGTTGCATCCTGTTGCTCGTATAATGTATAAGGATAACGGAACCTATGACAAATTGCTTTCTCCCCTGCTATCACCGTTTCCTTTGTAGTGAGTTCTTTGGGATTAAAACTCATTGCGTTCCACTTAGTAGGGCTGTTTGAAATTACATATTGATATTGAGTCAATGTCAGTCCATACCTACTAAGTTGCTTCTGCAATTCTTTTTTATCTTCCTCATCATACGGCACATAACCAGCCGCATCTTTCTGCGCTTCAGGCGATATGAAACCCAGAGGGCCTTTCTTTTTTAACAATACATTATCCGCTTCCATCGCGGCACATATATTTGAAATAGCCATGTCAAGACCTACTAATTTCGATTGAGGTAGTAGATAGCCATTCTCAACATCTTGCATAAACGAATCTTCTAAAATTATAAGATCCGAAGGTTTTATATTAAACTGTTTGCCTAAGATTGAAAAAGTATATCCTTCTATAAAACCTTCAATCTTAGATACATTTAAATAATTGCCTGTGCCTCTAGGAACTAAACACCAGGGGGGCAAATTAATAATTGAAGTTGCATTATCCGGAGTAAACCCAAAAGGAACGATTGGTAAAACAGGACAGTACCCAAATACTTTTTTATAGACAACTTGCTGCCCTCTAAATTGTTCCCAACTTTGCATTGGGTTGGGTTGAGCTAACAACTTATTCATCCTGTTAGCCCATTCATTAGTAGCATAATCTTCTTTACCCTTGCCCTCGCTTCTTAAAATTTCAATCTCGCCTGTAATATCATAATCGGCTAAGGCATCAGCAATCGCTGCAACAGGGTAACAAAAGTCATACGCTTTCTTTTGCATGTCCTTACTCTTCATGCCCCACCATTGTGCCTCAGGGCCTCTAATGTCTATTGTGCCCCCCCGTGCATCAGTTGGTAAAAAATTTATATTGCCATCGGAAAGGCCACCCCAACCTTGACCGTTAGCTCCTGCAATCGTACCGAAGAAGTAATTCAGTATACTCATTTAATAATGTTCTTGTCTTTTAGATAGCGGAACAAGCCGATTAAAAACCATTCTGTGAGTTTGGCTAAGATTAGACAGGTATAAATTATAAAAAAGTCTTTCAATAGATTATCGATTTGTTGAATTATTTCCGCTCTAAAATTTTCTTAATAATGGCCTGGCGTTCTTTCTCTTCCTTTTTCTTTATCCATTCTTGGAGATTAATAACCTTACCCATTGTGCTGTCTCTTTAAAAATTACAAAAGCCCTGAACAACTTTACATTGCTCAGGGCCTGCCCTTACAAATCGAACAACTCTCTTAAACCATATACAAATGTACAAATAAAATAGCATTTGCCAAACTATTTATTTTCGTATTAAATTGGCTAGGCAGGCATACCGTGCCGCGTCCCAAAGATGGTTAAAATCGTCTATAGGCTCGTCTAATCTTATACCCTGTACCTCTCTGAATGTGTAGTTAGCCTGTTCATGTTTAAACTCAGGACAATCTACTATATGAATTTTGTAATTTTTCATGAGAGATATTCCATACATGATAGACCCGTTAAATTTATTAGCAGGAGCCACTTTCAATTTAGCCTTTCTACATTCCATTACATAACCAATAGATCCCCCACTCTTACGACCATCCGCAGAATCTATAACACATAATTTATCTTTAGGCACATGAGTGGAAACAGCGTCTACAAATTGTTCTGCGTAGGGGGTAGGGCAATGAAACAGCTTTTCTAAATACATATTACTACCGTCTATTCCTACCTTTACAATAGTAGAGGGTGAATTTGTAAAGCCTACATCCGATCCATAATAAACATGTTCTATGTTTTCAGGAAATTTATCCAACCATTTAACATAAGGAAATATTAGTCCTTCGGGTGCGGCACGTTCACCGAGACCGTAAACTTTCCAACGATAATCATCCGCTGTTCCTGCTAATATGTTTGTTGGGTGAGGCCTTCTATTTTTTTCTAACTCTTCACGATCATCTGGATGAGTCGGTTCATAAGATAAAATTTTCTCTTTTTCACCTGCACTTAAATATGGATTGTCTAAGAAAGTAGTTTTTAAAAATGAAACATTGGGTCTTGCTGCTACCTTTTTATACACCCAATGGTCAGTTGCTTTAGGATTATAATCCCCCCACCAATATTTACGACAACGTTGCTCAGTCTGATCAAACACGTTATTTTTAATATCTAGCATTTCATTGAAATATGCATAATCGCAACTATTACCATCAAACACACTTTCACGATCCGCACCTAATAAATTAATCTTATTACCAAAAAGTTTAAATTGAGCTACTTCCTGCCGGTCGGCAAACGGTGATTGAATTCCGTACATTGGGAGTCTACGATTGAAATCATCGTAAAGAGTTGTTTTAAAGGAATTGTAAGTTTCCTTTATTATGTTTATTGTACAATCTGTTTCAACCTTAGAACAGAGCCAGACTAAAAAGTCCACACTGCTCCAGGTCTTACCGCTTCTGCTACTACCTTCTAATAACGAACCGCGATATATAAAAGGACTTTCTTTTAAGGTTCTCGCTTCCCCGATTGATATATTTAACTTGGGTTTAGTATTTTTAACCGCCTTGAAGGAATTGACTAAGTGGAGGAGGTTAGGATTGATTATTCTTCCCATTTAAAGTTTCTTAATACTTTTCGCAAAGGGGGGGGGAGGATTAAAATAATCTCTCACACCCGTAGTAGTTAGTAATTTCAAATATTTAGTAAATAACAAACCAGTGCAGTAACTGCAAGGATAACTACTAAATCTAATGTATTGAGATCTACCCCCGGACTTTCAGATTGTGTTCTCATAATCGTGTCAACATTTATAGTTATCCCCAGTTCTAGTATTTCAAATTCCTGTTCTCTGGTTTCCATTTTCATCCTTACCAATAAAACTCCCTTACTAATAATTCTAAGACGGCTCCTAAAATAAGAAGTACGCCTACAGATATAATATCGTTCATAAAAATTACATTACTTGTCCTTTAAAACTTGTGATTGTAAATTTTGCGTAGGAATACCTGCCCCACACAATGAGGGATTTGAAAATCTTATCGCCTACCTCTAACTCCATGCCTTCCCTTTCTAAATTCTTAAACGTTTTCTTATTTAATATTTTTCCTTTAGAACATTTCATAATTCCGCATTTAATTCTTTAGGGAACAACTCCTTTACCTTTTCTCTTACATCATCAACTTTAACTTCTGACTTTTCAGTAAGCCCCTCTAACCGCGCTGTAAGATTTGCATTTAACACTCCATTCATTGCGCCGCTAATGCAATACTCACTACAAGTTTTTTTTATTTTTTCGATGGTAGGCTTAAAGTTTGCAACAGTTTCTTTATTAGGTCCACGCTCATAATTTGTAAGATTGCTAGTATATCCATTATTACCTAACCAAGCCTCAAACCCAATCCAGATCAGTGGACGAGGCTTGGCAACAAATTGTTTTGATCCCTTGCTAAATCCTACAAACACCTGAAAAGTTTCCTTACGGGTCCATAATACATACTGAAGAAAAAGATCCCACATAAGTTCCGGAGTAGAAATTGATAATTCTCTTCCTGCTCCACTACCCATACCTCTCCCTGCTGGTACAACGCCTCTACTTTTTTTATCTTTTATACCTACTCTTTTGATAACTTTCTTTTTCATAATACAAAGATAGTAAATTATTATCTAAGGTTTTTGTGTCTTATAAACTACAGGAATAGATAAAGAAGATGCTAGTTCTATTTCCGCTAAACATCCTTTCGAATTCCACCATTCGCCAAACATCCATAACTCATCAATAATCCCTGATTTTATAATCGCGGTATTATTTTCAATCCCCCTTTTCCTCTCACTTGGATCAGCATCATTCAAAGCCTGTATATCCGCTAAGTAACAAACCATAGGAACCACGTTATTATACTGTAGATTAATCTCTCTAACAATGGTAATTATTTTATTAACATTCATTGTAACATGGCCTGCTACTGGATGAGCGATGTAAACTATTTTCAAACCATTTTAGTTTTATAAAGTAAACAATTTTTCCACAACTTTAAACGCATTCCCCCGATGAGAGTTAAGATGTGTTTTAATCTCTTTTTGCCAGACGCATTTAAAATCTTTTGGTGCGTTATACTCACTGACAAATACCGTATGCCCATCTTCTTTACAACTTCTGACATACTCCCAAAAATTACGGTGAGGGAATTTTGCAACTTCATAAGTATATGTGTTTTCGTACGGAGGGTCAAAATATATAATACTATTTAAAGGCAAAGTTAATTCATAGTACTGACCACAAACAAATCGAACATTTTTTAACGCGGCGGCCTGCCCCACTACCATCTGATACGCTTGATTTCCCACGTAGTCGATATTTTTATACAAACCCTTAATACTGCTGCCCATTTTTGGGGCCTCATTACGCCTATATGTAGACCCATACCTCCCTCCAAACGAATGAGTAAACCCGGCATACCCCTTTAAAGGTGCGTCACAACCTTTCATTATCCTTTTATACTCCTCTTCGGTTATCCTTTTAGGGGGCAACCAACCGCTTTGTAAAGCCTTGTACATAGCTATAAGTTCAACGTGTATGTCGTTTGCTATTCGGGGGCCTTCTACAAGCTCAGTAATATTACAACCACCACAGAAGGGTTCTACAAAAGTCTGCCCTTTCCTTCTACCTTTTAAAATTATAGGAAGGATTTCTTTGGCTATCCTTCTTTTAGATCCCATGTACCTCATTTCGTAAACGCTTTTAAAACTTTGAAAACTGTTTCACTTGTCGATTTACTTTTTAATTTTTTAGCAGCTTTCTCTTCTAACTTTCGGAAGAGAGCTTCTTCCTTTTGATTATAAAAAAGGTTTATCAAAAATTCTTCCTCTTTTAAAATAACCGGCTTTTCTTCTACTATTTTATTGCTTATGACTCTTTCGATTTTTTGATTTGCCCCTAACTTTTCCAACCTGCCTTTTAATTCAACTGGCATATCCAATCCCCACGCTTCAAAAAAGTCTTTACTTGTTCCAAGTTCTTTAGTAATACGTTCAGTGTCCACTTCTCCAGCTTTTGCAAAATCAAACATGGCCGACATTTCTTTAAACTCTTTAGGGGTCAGTTTTCTATTCGGCATAGAACACCAAATTTTCTTACTCCCTTTTTCTTTCTCTTCTACCAAACGACTGTTGCCATCTATAAGAACAAGGTCTGTATTAACAACTACCGTACCAGCCAATCCAAATTTTGAAAGCGATTCATTTAATCGCGCCTTTCCAAGATCGGTTTTAATTTTATAGTTGTTAGGAGTTGCTTTGATCTTTTTAACTTCTACTAAAACTGGTTTCCACGAAATTTTTGCCATGTCTTCTAAAGATTTAAAATATGTTATAATAATTTATTATTTTTTTGAGTGCCGTATATTTCTATATTTCCATTTTCCCTATCCCAGGTTCTATATAGAAATTTTATTTTTTAAATTTAAAATTTTCATATCTCGGCGGGAAAAGAAAAATAGAAATATAGAAATATACCGTTTTTTGCGAAATTTGGCCTATTATTTCCAAAAATAGGCAACTTATAGACCTACGTTGCGCGAAGTTTTTGGCCCCTGTTATAACTCTAGTGAATGGGTAGACTTCTAACTTTTTATTTTCGGCCCCTAAAAAACTGCTAAAAAAGCCTGGATAATAAATTATTCCTGATCGGGTTTTTGCTTTACCTTTGTTCATTTTTCTCCCATTTATATACATTGATGACCATTCCGTTAGGCATGTACACCGTCGAAACTTTAACATCTCCCAGCCCCAACGCCTTCAAAAAGGCCCTCGCAATAGTACCCGCTTCTTTCGCGCTTGTCTGGTTGTCGCGATCACGTATATAATTAATAAGACTATCCCTTTGAATGTGTCTATTCTTAATATCGGCTTTTGTTTTGAACAAGTTATTAAGTTCCTCATAACACTCTTCCCCATGCTTTTGTTTAAATTGTATGATGCGACTGTCCCCTATAATAGTATTGTTAGGTACTTCACTGCTAAAGTGAAATTGCAGGGCTCGTACACAAAACGAATCAAACTTACTCCAATCTTGCTCATCCCATTCTGTAAAGAACCGCTTACCGTGCGCATGCACAATAGGGGTTATCGTGTCGGCGTGCTTTTTCGCGTAGTTAGTATAATAGTCGGACAGTTGACTTATAAACTGTCTATCGCTTTCACTAGATCCACTACTTTCCATTATCCAGTTAGAAGCAAATAAAAATTTAGCTTGTATCTCTAAAGGGATAAGCCCTTTTCTATCCGCTGTTACCGTGCCTGTAATCATATTAAACATAGGTAGAATAGAGGTGTTTGCCTTTGGGTCATCAATAAATATAATATCTGTCCAGGGCTGTATAGTTTGCAACCAAAATCTATTACGAAAATCAACCTGCTTTCCGTCTATTAACGTGACATGCCTTATTTTGCCTAGGGCTTGACCTATAATCGATTTACCACTACGTCCGTTGTTCCCCACGTTAATATCATATAACATCCATGCGCGCGCCGTGGCGGGGTCTTTTGTACCTTGCAGCATGTAGCCGAAATACCATAGCCCACGTTTGTACTCCGCGCTTAAAATTTGCGATTTAAAATTTTTGCCCCGGCCTATAACATTGGCGAAGAAATTTTCAAACATTCCAATTTTTGGCGTGTAGGTGAAATCGCGTTGAATGATGCGCTCCTTCCAAATTTGAAATTTTAATTCCTTGTAAGGAACCATTTCAATTTTTTTGCTGGTAACCTTAACCACCCCATTCTGATAAGGAATAAAACTAGTAGCAATTTCATCCCTTAATAAATTTGGCTTCCAAAATGCGACCTCGCTGTAAATTGAATTGGCGATAGAAGAGTTTGCTTTGGCAATTTTCCAAACATAAAGCATGTCTTCCCAAGTATAATGAAATAATTCACCTTTGTAAGTAAATTCATAATCGCCTTGTTCTTTCACATGTTCGTTTATTTCCCACAGTATAGTATGGGTATCCACTTTTTCCACGATGTTATCCGCTATTCTAACAAAAGTGTTCTCATAGCGGAAAATATTTTTACTCATTAGTAATTGACCGAAGGCAATCGGGTTAACTGAGTGGGGAGTCAACGCTTTAATTGCGTGGGTTTCTTTATCAATTAATTTCTTAAATAAAAACAACTTAAATTGCACCATGCCTACTAAGTCAGGACATTCGGTTCCTTCGCTCGTACCAATTGCAATACCCTTTTGTTTTTGTAAGGCTTTAACTTTAGGACTTTTTACATGACTTGAAAGTATATCGTATACAGTAGCTAGGGTTACAGGACGATCAATGTTTGAAGTGTCCCTTTGTAAATGGCTATCGTATTTTTCATCCGTTTCAATTTTAGAATAGCCTTTGTAATTACATGACAACTTGTGAAAAATTTCTCGGCCCGCTTCACCAAGCGAATAAGTTAACCCGAAGGCTATTGAATTCCAATCTTCGTATTCACTGGTTACATCTTTCTTGCCAAGTTCTTCAATATAAGTATTTAATATTGATAATTCTTTACTCAGGTCAACTTTTGCGTTTACCTTTTTCTTCAGTTTGATTGGGGGAAGTGGTTTTACAATTAACTTACTTTTTAAATTTATATAAGGCTCAGGATCGTATGTGACATATTGGAGCGTTGTAATACTTTTAACAATACTGTCAATTTTAATTACCAACTTCTTATTTTTCAATCTTTCCTCAACCGCATCATAAATTCGCCAATGTTCCGCTATTGTTTTAACAGGCTTACACCGATATATAATTTTAAGGCCTTCGCCGCGACACGAAACAAATTGCGCAACACACTCATGATCGATTATATGACTGGTAGACATACGCGGGTTATCCTTGCTATCTATATCAATGCATATATAACCGGAATGCGCGACTAATTTTTTTTCCAGTGGAATTTTTTCATCGCGATTTTTTAACTGTGCTGAAATTGTAATAGCAGGTAAATTACCTTTTAGTTTTTTGTTTTGGGTGCTGCGAACTTTTTCAACTTGATCCTTCCATTGAAATTTTATAAGATTTAAGAATTCTTCAAGGGCAATATTTTTAAATGGCTCCTTCGAAAAGGAGTTTTTGAACATGGATAGTTTTGGAGTTGTCATAGACCGTTTTTAAGAAGTATGCCTGAGTTAATATTGTAGATATATGTAAATTTGTGGGCATTGTTTAAAAAGTTTGAAAGTTCTTGTGGCCACAAATCTATTTCAACTGTTTCTGAAGAGTTGAAATCACTTTTAAATTTCATTCCCCCAAAAGAGTTTAATGCGTGAGGGAAGGTTCTAAGACTTAGTATAGTTTTCTGCCAATTATTAAAAGGTACTATTATATCGTAATCCCTTGGAGGTTTTTCTGAATGGAAAAGTAGTTGTTCAGCTGCACTGCCTACAAGCCAACCATCGCTTATAGATAAAGTAGTTTTTACAATGTTGGGTAGTCTTTGTCTTAGTGTTTTCATTTTATAACTTCATAGAAGTAGTTAAATCCTTTTTTCAATTTCAAATCATTCGGCCCAACAAGTACTTTATCTTCTAACATTTCACTGTGCCTTATAAATCGCCAATGCCTACGCAACCAATAAATTTTATTATTGGTCACATAGAACATTGCAATTTGGTTGTTGATAATTATTTTATTCAATAGCTTTTTCAAGACGCTCTATTTCACGTTTTAAATACCATTCAGCCTTTTTTAAATCTTCTATTTCCTTGTTAGGATCTTTCTTTCCAGCCCTTGTTATATACTTAACACAGTTGCCGCGATGAAAATTTAATTTTTTATCCTCTATGAAATCAATGACTTCTATTTTGCCGTAGGTATAGTGGGCAGGATTGTTTACAAGGTCTTTTGTCATTTTACCTTTTTCGTATGGAACAAGGACATATTCAACATTGTTGCACATACAGCATCCATAAGGCTTGTTCTCCCACGCTCTTTGTGTGTATTCGGCTCCACATGAAGAGCATTTATATAATTTGTCACTCATAATAAGTTTTACATACATAGTTTAAAAGTTTTTGCCAATATAATTTTCAAATTTAGTAAACGCTTCTAACAATGTGCCTTTGCCGACCGGAAATTTTATTTCTTTACCTTGATTAACAATTTTCCATCCGGTAATATGATTCTTTTCACGTTCAGTAAAAAATTGAACTTTTCCATTGTCAAAAAACGGCTTATTCTTTTGTTGGGTTATGGGTAAGTCTTTGAGCTTCGGCATTTGCAATTATTTTTAATCGTTGAACTTCGCTATTCCTGCGCAAGATTGTTAAGGGAACTATATCTGGGCAGCAATTTTCTTGAGATGCTATATGCAGTTCTCTATCCCGTACTGTTATTCTTATCTTACCTTCTTCTGCATTAGATATTGATACGTTATTATTACGATCTAATACCGTTTGAATGGCATATTCTAAACTATACTCTATCATAGTATTAACCCCTTTACAAAATGGTAATAAAAACAAATAATCCCAATCGCGGTCATAGCTGATCCGATTAATACCCAAATGAACAATTTAGTAGTTTCCGGATTGTCCTCTTCATAAAGTAAATCCTTCAACTGTCTTTTCCTTTTAAAGGTGATTTTCATTGGCGCGTAGTCTGCTAATGTTTTATCTGTTTCTTTAACGCGGGCGAAAAATTTTTTAATTGTAAATTTTATCGCGACAAATAGTAGGGCGGCTAAAATTATTAAGAGTGGTATTTTCATATACTGGGTTCGTTTAGTTCGTAAAAGATAGTTGATCCCCCCATAGTCGATAATCGATCTCGTGTGAAATGCACTTTCATGATTTAAAAGTTTAAAATTATTCCTTCATTAAATTATCAGCAATTCTAGGAGTTACTTTTATAAGACCTTTGATTCCAGTAATGTAATCAGCGGACTCCTCCATTATTTTTTTCAAATGTTTACTCGCTACCTTTGCGGATTTAGTGGGCACTTCTAAAATTATTTCATCGTGAATTACAAGGGGGATGTAATACTCCCAGCTTATAGAATTCATAGCAAGTTTAATCATGTTTGCACCTGGAGATTGCACAGGATTATTCTTACCTTGATTTTCAATCTGCCAATCCTCTACTCCTTTTAACAGGCGTCTACGTTTGTAAGGATCGGCAGAAAATGAAACACCAGTCTTTAACGCTTCTCTGGCATTGTTATTTAGCCACATGGTCAAACGCGGTACTACTTTACGATATCTTTTAACAATTGTTTGTGCTTCAGCTAAAGTACATCCAGTGTTTTCAGCAAACCTGTTTGGCCCTCCACCGTACGCAAGCATAAAATTTAAAATTTTGGTCGGCTCTCTCAACAATTTATGGCCCTTACAAGAACATTTTTTAGGAAACGTACAACCTTTTTCTCCAGCTGTTGCCCATTGTGTTGCATATAATAGACTAGCTGTTAAAGAGTGTATATCATCCCCTCTAAGCATCGCGTCAATCCATAAATCCTCTTTACTAGCCGCTGCCATAATGCCCATTTCCTGCCCTGAAAAGTCGCCTATAACAAATTTATATCCCTTACGAGGTACAAATGCGCTACGGTGGAGGCCTTTAGCGGGGAGTTGTTGCAAGTTGGGGTTGTACATACTGTAGCGGCCCGTATTAACGATTTGTTGAATAGAAGCACGTACTCGTCCGTCAATATTGCAAAATCCATCCTTAAACCAATTCATCCCGTATGCGGTGATTGATTTGGTTAGATTCCTGGCCTCTATAAAATCACCAAGTGTTTTATTTTTAGTTGTTGCATACACTTTATCAATTTCATCAAACGAATTAATCAATATACCTCTACTCTTAAAATAATCTTTTACCTTTTTAGGGCTGTTCCAATTGTCAACCGTAGATGGCAACAAGGCCATACGTTTTTTAAATTCTTTTTCGTTGTCCTCTGCTATCTTTTTCCAAATTTTTCCATCCCAACCAATCCCGTGAACCTTTGCGTCTATAACCCGTTCCACATTTAAATTTTCTAATAAAGCAACTTCTAGTAGGCCATCGCGAGTTAAAAGATACTCTTGAGCTTTTTGTAACTTTAGAAGATCTTTCACATCATCCTCCATATATTTCAATTCAGGCATAGTAAACTTTTTACCGATAGGCCGGCCAATAAAATTTTTTGTGATGTCTTTATCTGGAATTGAAAAACCGTACCTGGGTAAAGTAAATTCTAATTTGGCTGAGTGTTTAATATATAATTGCTGATCGCGGGAATTTTTTGGAATCTGCACCCCTTGAATAACAGTCTCACAAAGCATAGTATCCCAAATATTTTTTATTCTTACATCAATACCAAAAACTTGCTTAAAGAATAAAACAATGTACGGGCCATCATACCCAGCGTTATGAATGACTTTGCATGTGTTGGGGTCTTCTAATACTTTGCGATATTTTTTTAAAAATGTGGCCTTACCAAAACAGTCATGCTCTACTATTATAGTTTTACCATCATTAACAGTTAAACTCCATATAGTTCCATTGTAAGGGTCGAGGCCGATAGCTTCTATGTCAAGGGCGATAGACTTCATTTTAAACTGTTTAATATTTGAACCAAACATTCAATTTGATACTCACAGTCATATATAGGGTCGTGAGCTTTTTCAGAATCTTTTTTAGGCAGGTTAGCAGGGAATAAACCTTTTACAGTTCGATAGTCCCGCTCGTTGAAAACGTTCCAGGGCAAATCCAATTTGCAAATGTCATAAGCAGATTTTAAAATGCTGCAATCAAAAGATGAAGAATTGCCCCATACAGAAAATGGATCTCCTGCAAATTGAATTGAGATAAAATATTGGAAATCTCGTAAGGCTTCCTCCAGAGATAATCCGGTTTTACTAACCAGTCCTCTAGCCTGATCATTTTGTTTCATCCACCATTTAAAAGTGTCCGGCTCAATTTTTAATCCGGCATTTATACTACTATTCAAATCAATAGTAGTATAAAACGGTTCGCTAGTTGTACCCGTTTTCAAATCAAATGGCATTGCCGCAAAAGACAAAATAGCACAGCCCGGGTTTACGCCTAAGGTTTCAAGGTCGAGCATTAGATGGTTTTTCATAATTAAGGTTTAGTTGATGTGAAATAATCCTACTTTATTTATAGTTGGTAAGTAGATTGCATGGTACGGAAAAGACAAAATATACTGTAATGGACAGTTAGGAGTATATCTATCCGGGAGTTTACATATACCTAAGAAGTAAATCATAATTTTTCAATTTGAATTTTTACATTCTTAATTTGCTCTTGAATTTCATGTTGAGCTTGCAATTGCAAACGTAGCAGCAGTTGTTTGTTTACCAGTGAAACAAGCGGTTTACCTTCAGTACCTATAAAAATAGAAGACGCTGTTTTTACGGTTGCCCAATCCTGTTCTAGTTGCTGAAGTTTGTCTTCTAGCTCAATAGCTTTTGCGATGTGTTCTCGTTTCATATTTTCAAAGTGTTTATGAGTTTTCTTTGATGTATGCCTTGAATAAAGTTCTCGCCACACTTTTAAAAGATAGTCCTTTATCTTTAAGTATAGCAATTAACTTTTTATCATCCTCTTTATCCATACCTATCCCGTTGAAAGAATTGGTACTACCTTTTTTTCGCGGTCTTGCCATGATTAAATTGTTTCGTCAAATTTTAAATTTTCTTGATACTCGGCAAATGCCTCGTTATTCATTTCGAGCATCTTTTCTTCAACAAGCCATTTCACATATTTTAAATCCTCGTTGATAGCCCATTCAAGCGTTAGACCTTTGTACTTTCCAAATGTGAAAACGTCCTCTAAGGACATTATATGCACGCTGCTAATTTTTGGCATTTTTCAATTGTTTATAAAATTGTTTCACGTTGTTATCTGCTTTAAATTTAGAAGTATTCACCACACTGGTAAAATTAATTCCTTCTAAAGTTCTACATCTGGACAATGCGACATACAATTGCCCATTTGCAAACATTTTTCTCGGATCAATAGTTACCTTATCAAATGATTGCCCTTGCGATTTATGAATAGAAATTGCCCAGGCAAGCGTTAGAGGTATTTGTTCGTATGATGCGACTACACGTTCATTCCATTCACCGTCTATTAATTCTTTTATCTTACGTTGCCAAGTTCTACGGTGTATTAAAATTTCCTCTCCACTATCAAGTTGAATATTTATAGCGGTCACATTGCCAGATTCTACTTTCGTATTTCCATCCATGAAGGATACTACTCTACCCATAGTACCATTTACAACTTTGGATTGAAATAGTCCATCCCTGTCGTTTTGCTCTCTATCTGCACCATTCATTTTAACCATGACTTGGGCCCCTATTTTAAATTGAAGCAATTCCTCTACGGGTAGGGCCGGCCATTCTCCATACTTTACTCCGGTAAACTCTACAGTTTCGCCTGGCAAATTCTTTAAATGGTTGGCATTTATTGTGGCAGCGTCGCGATTTATACCGCATAAAGTGATTCGTAAGTCGTCAGCGCTTCTAACATTTTTATTCAGCTTACCACACTGTGCGATTGTTATATCGCCTGTTCTAGCAGCGTGAAGTATTTTAATGAATTGAATTTCTTTCTGTCTTAAAACCTCAGTTAACTCTAACGTTTCAAAATTTGCCGATTCAAAAATTTTCGCGCTAAATGCAAAAGGCGTTTTATAATTATTCGCATTTAGTTGACCAAGTTCGAAAGGCTTTGCAACGGGGGGTAGTTGAAAGAAGTCTCCTACTATAATAACTTGAATTCCACCGAACGGTAAATCGTTTTTCTTGCAGTACTTCAATAGGCGATCAATGTAGTCGAGCATGTCGGCTCTAACCATACTTATCTCATCTATAATTAGATGTTTAATGTTGAATCGAATCATTTTTATAACTTGATCATCATTTGAAAATTGGTTGTAGTCTGGCTCTATAATACCTTCAAAGATTGGAATGCGAAATATAGAATTTAAAGTCCGCCCACCAATATTTAACGCGGCCAATCCTGTTGGTGCTGCTAACGTGTACTTATTTGGAAACGCATCTACTAATGCGTTTATAAGTACTGACTTCCCGACCCCAGGCTTACCCGTGACGAAATAGTTAGTAGTAGTAGAAGCTATCCGATCGAAAAATTTTTGTTGAGATTTAACTAGTTGCATGGAGAGAGTTTTGAATTTGTATAGAATCAATTATTTTAAAAACAGCTCTTGCCCCTCTAATATTATCAGCAGCGTTAGAGAATAGATTTGACCAGAACGAGAGATACTTTCTAGGTACATACGATCTTTTTATTTTAGCGTTGGATTTCATATCGCTAGTCCTTTACGTGTTTCAATCTTGCACCCTTTAATTTTCAATCCTTCTTTTAGCATAGCTTGATTAATCTTTACCATGTCTGGGATTAAATATTCTCGTGGGATTAAATTCTCATTTTCAATTTCCACATACTTAGTTTCGCGAATACCTTTAGCAGCTACCTGTGTAGGGGCAAGTTTATCCATCAAAGTAGAAACCTTTTTTATTTCTCCCTTGTCAAACTTTTCTTGAATCTTTGCAGCTTCTAATTGCTTTTTTGTAATATATGCTAGCATAGCGGATTTAGTAGCGGCCTCCGTTGCGTCTACTTTAGAATAGAAAGGTTTGAATAACAATTTAATTTCATTCAGGCCTTGCTTAATAGGGTCTACTATGCTGGACTCTTTTTGTTCCGCATGTTTCTTAAACGTTTTCAATTGCTTGAGCAAGTCTCCAGCAATTGTATAATCTTCTTCCGTTTTAACTTCAAACTTTTCTAACTTTTTAAAAGAAGTTTTACTTTCTTTTTCAAGGTTTGCTACTATAATAGCAGCGGATGTATCGATTGAATTTTTTGCCATGGTTAAAGAGTTTCTAAGTGAGTGAATTTATTATCGTTGCTAATAGTGTTTATAATCATAACAACATGTTCATTTTTAAGATTGGAAATACCAATCTTTAAAAAGGCAAACTTTTCACCATTGCCAAAATCAGGACACTTCAGCAATAAAATTTGTTTAGCGGCCTTGCGACTTTTTGCTATCACAATGGCGGCGCAGTAGTTACCAACGAATTCGTAAATTGTGTTCATTTGTATTTGTGGTTTAAGATTTATAAAGGAAAGAGGTTTTTCGTTTTCAGGAGGAGAGAAATCTACCCATTTATATACGCGCTGTTCATCTTTTATAAGATTGTCTCTATCCGTACTGATAAACACTTTACCATCTTTTAGCAGCTTGTTTAATTTTTCAAAACGTTCTTTCATAACCAACTTTAAAAAATTCTCAAAGGAGCGCTGTGTTCACTATGGCTCTACTTATTTACCGCTACATCAGGCCCTTCCTAAAACGAAAGGATGTTATCTACACGTTGACAGATTCGCGAAATCTGACTTAATAAGCATCACGGTCTCTTTGAGAATAAAAATTATACAGCCGAGGGAACAATGCATCCTTGTTAGCTTCTAAACTTCTGTTATAGCTAGAGCAATTAATTCTTTTATTGTACAATTTTTAAATGCATTATTTTATTTTCGCTTGAACCAGTCCTCTACTCCAAGCTGAAAAAGAAATTTTTTCTTTTGCTAGAATAGCATCCACCTTTTTCCATTCGGCAGCAGTGAGTGACATATTGTTACCTCTTGCAATTTTGTCTCCTACTATTTTTTCTTTAGTGGCCGGAGCAGTTTTTTTACTTACAGCTTTTTTCGCAGTTTTCTTTGCGGGAGTCTTTTTTGTTTTAGTCGACATTGTTTTTTCTTTTACTTGTTTAACATCTAATTTTACTTTTGGGGGTTCAGAGATTAATTTTTCTAATTCCGATTTCGATTCTTCCCCCAAAATATAAACAGCTAGTAAATCGTCTAAATTTTTTGGTAAGTCCTTAGACACTTCACATTCACCTTCTTTATCTTTAAAGATATAAAAAGTTTTTTTCTGTTGTCTTGATAGCGTGGCTGCTTCTACTTGTGAGCTTATTAAATCCATATTTCGTGCATGTTTAAGTGAGATTACTTTACCGGGGTACTTCATTAGTATAAGTCCTAAAGCGTTACGGTAACTATTCGCTTTTATAACTCTAGCTTTTTGACTTGTACTTTTAAACGAGGCCCTCACGCGGAAGGGGAAAGCTATTTTCTTTTCTTCCATTAATCATTTTCTTTTATAAGTTTAAAAAGAAGTTCAGCTAAAAATACAAAGTGGTCTGATCTTGCCGACTTTGCTGATCTTGTCGACCTTGCTGACCTTACTGCTGACCATGCTGACCATGCTGACCTTGCTACTGACCATGCTGACCATGCTGCTGACTTTGCTGCTTTATAATCTATTTCATCGAACGGAACATCAAAAAGCTTAGAAGTATTTAGAAGAATAGCTCTAATACTATCATCCGTAACCCATTCTAGCTGTTTTAATAAAGTTGTTTTAAACCATAAAGATTTGAATTTACTAAAATTAAATCTTAGTGGAAGAGCCTCTATAGCTTTATAAGGAAATTCTTCAAACTTTCCTTGTGGTAAATTCTCAAATATTCTTTCAGTTAGATGGCAGTACCATAAATCCACTCCATATTTATCTGAAAACTCTTTTAATGGATTTGTATCTTTCTGCATAAGGCAGCCATAGAAACATCCCTTAAATATGTCTCCAGTTTGCTCTGAGGTTAGCCATGCCCCTTGCACAAAGGCATCTAATTCTTGATGGTGCTTCAGCAGGGATAAGAGTTCTTCTTTTACTTTAGGATCGTTATTGAATATGTTCATTTTATTTTTGGTTTAAAAGTTTTATCTATTATAAGTGTCACGCGTATTTACCAATAGAGTAACGGTATCGAGTTTTCATACAGGCTTTAAACAATGATAACTTTTAAAGTATCACAAACATCTAAAATACCAGCTCTATCCAATTCATAAAGAAACCGCTCTTTTGGAGACATCAAACTAATTTGTCTTTTACGAATTATCACCGCCATTATTATAACGGTGATAAATAGTATAAGTCTAGCTATTTTCATTTTATATCTTAAAAATTAAATGTTCAACAAAAAAATCAATCTCCCTCAAGTAAGGGGCCGGAACTATGCATACAATTATAAAAGTCAGAGGGGCTAAGAGATATATTTTCACGGTTTAAAAAGTTTGCAGTTTAAAATTGCGAATCCGGTTTGATGTTATCGCCCCGGCCTGCAAGTTTTTTAAATATTTTTAATTAAAAA